GGTAGTGCGTAGTGATGTTTCTCATGATGGTGACCCCTACTTTCTAAGTAATTTGAAAAGTTCAACAGCATCATCTAAGCTGTCTCGAAGGTGAAAACACCCATTATACACTACTGCGTACTTTCCTATATCGTCCTCAGTCAGTGTTGTTGAGTATTCAATATCTTGTTCATCTATTACTGTTACCATGCTAGGCCCCTATTGCTCTGTTAGTTTGTAAGCTGTGTCTTCTAGGGCGAACCAGGCCAATGCATTCTTGATGTATGTGTCTTCTTCATCCTCATAGCCCATAAAGAACTTCTCAACCTCCACCACTTCTAAGTCAAGACAACCAAAACTAGCTACAAATTCCGCCACCGTTTGGTCAAATTCACAGGCAGTAGCAAGGAGTAGTTGATCTATGGCAACCTCATTGTCATCATAGAATTTAGCTGTATCAGTGTAGTAGACAAAGTCACCAAAGCCACCAGCTGCGCCATACTGAGCCACATCAGATAGGGTTTGTAGAGCTTCTTCGTCCAGTTCATCATAGCCTAGTTGTATCAAAACTTCTTGTTGTAGGTTGTTCATAGTGGTGTTCCTTAATTAGTTAGTGTGTTAGTAAGTTTAACAAGTATTACTTAGAAGTCAAGGGTTAATATTGGTAGTGGTTCACTCTGGTGGTATGGAGTGGCCCCCTACGAACCACACAAACACCTATAAAATCCATAAAAAACGATTCTACTATAGCATCTTCTTCACTATCAAACAAGGCTACTGTACCGGCACTTGGCCCAGATAGTATTTTTACAGAGTGTTTTGTTTTATGCATACCTTTCACCATATCTTTTGTATTGACTTTTGAATAATTCATAGTGGTGTTCCTTTTGTTTGTTAGTTACTTAAGGTTACTTATCACAGCTTTAGCTAGGTCTATGCTATCGGATATATCTAAGTGTTGCGCACTTACCTTGTGTAAGTCTACACCATTAAGTATAGCCAGTCTTACCGTATTTTCGTAGCTGTTATTTGTGCCAAAATTCCAAAATAATACATTACCTTCTCGGTCTAACAATTCAATGGTTTTCATAATTCAGTTGTTCCTCTTGGTTGTTGTCTTAGTCAGTAAGTACAAGCTTAACAGGTTGTGAGGAGAAAGCAAGGGCTGTTACAAATAAGTGTAATCAAGAGCGGATCAAGAGTACAGCCCTAGTGTTGCAAGCTATCAGGCAATGCATAGCAGCTACTATCAAGAACCTAAAGCTCCTTGGGTGTGTGTAGGCAACTACCTAGAGTTCCTTGGGAGTTGACCTTGGGAGTTACCTGGGAAAGCCTAAAGCTCCTTGGGTATATAGATAGAAAGCTCCTTGGGAGTTCCTTGGGTAACACCTAAAGCTCCTTAGGGGCAAGGATAATACAAAGGGATGTGTAGGGAACACCTAAAGGGTAAAGCCCCTCTTCTCTCCCCCTCTCTCCTCAATCTCCTCAGGACAAAGCCTAGCAAACTCCTTGGGCAAGCTCCTTGGTATTTTTATGGGCTAGCTTCGGCTTGGGGGCCTGGAGGGGGTAAGGGGTGTACATATATGCTGTATAGCCCCTTAATATTTTCTAACAGAAATTACGGAGTTCTGGCCCCCTAAGGAGCTTTAGGCTCTCCCTAGCCAATTAATTAACCCTTTCTGAGGAAACCCCTAGTAGCTCCTGAGGAAGCTCCTGAGGAGATGGCCTGACAATGTGTAGGAGAGCCTTACAGAGCTTCTGAGGTGTTTCCCTAACCCAACCAGTAGGGTAGCTTAGGTAGATGATTAAAACCTCCCTAAGGAGCTTACAGGAGCTTCTAGCAATGTAGGTGATGTAAGCTAAGATTAGGTATGGACGACTAAGTGTAGGTGAGACTAGGGCTAGGAGCTTGTGAGAGCTTGCTAGAGAGCTTCTAGGAAATAACCTACCCTATCCCCTGTATTGTCTCTATAAGCCTCTCTGAGAGGCTTATAGATGGGCTCAGCTGTCAAAGCCTTCCTAGGGGTGTCCTACTACACATTACGGGGTGACTTATGGTAGTAGACAAGAAATTGATGACAGATGACAAAGGTGGGATGAGGACACAGAGCCTTTTCCTTGAGATGGGGTACAATTATGATGTAGCCTTGTACACCTTGAAGAGTCAAGATCACACAGCCAAAGGCAAAACTTTCATTAGCCTCAAACAACTTTACCTAACTTCTGAGGATATTATTGAATATGAGTTTGCTAATACACATCTACTTGGTTGGGATCATTGGAAACGGCTATGCAATAACAAGCAGCTTGCAGAGCATATTAAGGATTGGCGTGAAGAGCTTGAGCTTAAGCTTAGGGGACAAGCTGTTAAGGACATTATTGACCTATCATCTGAGGAGCGGGGCTTTCAAGCTCTGAAGTGGTTAGCTGATAAGGGCTGGGGCCAGCGTGGTGTAGGTAGGCCCACTAAGGATCAGAAAGACCATGAAGAGAGAATGAGCAAGCGCCTGAATGATGAGTTTGGTGCTGATGTGATTAGGATGCAAGATAAGAGGCAGTAGTGATGGAAGATTGGTTAGCTGAAGCGTATGACAGAATAGACAGAATGCCTGAAGCTGCCAAAGAGATTAGGGAGAGAGCTTTAGTTGATTTGCCCTTCTTTGCTCGATTAGTGAATCCGGGACACCTTTACGGGTCTATTCATGACTCAATCTTTAGGTGGATGCAGGATTACACATTATATGGTGATGGTGGTGACTTATCTGGCAACAAGCTAATAATGCTTCCCAGGGGACATCTCAAGTCGCATTGCGTAGCAACTTGGGCTGCTTGGATAATAACTAGACACCCAGAAGTTACTATGTTGTATGTATCAGCTACAGCTGAGCTTGCTCAATTACAGCTATACGATATAAAGAACATGCTAGGGTCTTCTACATATAGGAGGTTCTTTCCTGAGTATATACACCCACAAGAGGGTAAGCGTGAGAAGTGGAGTGAGACTAGATTATCCATAGACCACCCTAAACGAGCTAAGGAGCGTGTACGTGACTCTACCATAGCTACAGCAGGGCTGACAACTACAACCACTGGGTGGCACGCTGATATAATCCTAGCGGACGACTTGGTGGTTCCAGAGAATGCTTACACAGAGGATGGACGTAAGAGTGTTGCAAGTAAGAGTGGACAGTTCACCTCTATAAGGAATGCTGGTGGATTCACTATGGCTTGTGGTACTAGGTATCACCCAAAAGACATATACAGTGTTTGGAAAGAGCAAGTTTATGATGATTACGATGATGAAGGCTTGCTGATAGATAAGAAGAACGTATGGGAGATTACGGAACACGTAGTTGAAGAGGATGGTGTGTTCCTGTGGCCTAGAGGGGTTAGGGAGGATGGTAAAGCTTTTGGGTTTGACCAGAGGGTTCTAAGTAGGATTAAGTCTGAGTATGATGACCAGACACAGTTCTTCGCCCAATACTATAACAACCCAAACGATAGTTCAAAAGACAGGATTAGTAGAGATAAATTCCAGTACTACAACCCTAGGCATTTAAAGTATAGTGGACGTTGGTTTTATAACGGAAAGAAGCTGAATGTGTATGGTGCGGTGGATTTTGCATTCTCCCTTAGTAACAGTGCGGATTACACAGCCATTGTTATCATAGGCATTGATTGCGATAAGAATATTTACGTGTTAGACATAGACAGATTTAAAACAGACAAGACTTATGTGTACTTCCAGCATATTGCTGAGCTTCATTCTAAGTGGCACTTAAGCAAGCTTAGAGCTGAGGTCAGTGTTGCGCAGAAGGTAATAGTCAATGGCATTAAGGATCACATCAAAGATGAGGGCATGTCCCTCTCTATTGAGGAGTACAGGCCCACTAAGACTGAAGGGTCTAAGGAGGAGCGTATTGAAGCTACATTGGGTCACAGGTATGAAGCTTTGAAAATGTGGCACAGAGAGGGTGGATGGACACCACAGCTTGAGGAAGAGCTTGTGTTAGCTAGACCACCACATGACGATTTAAAGGATACTCTAGCCTCTGCTGTAGGTATTGCTGTAGCCCCTAAAGCTTTAAGGGGTGTTGGTATTGATGATATGCTAGGTAATAACAAACAACGGGGTAGTCGCTTTGGTGGCTACAAAGCCTCTTAGGAGACAGTATGGAAGACAAGACAGGGGCAACCGGCAACGTTACAGCCAGTGAGTCTGTACAGATTGATG